AGGTGTGCCGAGGCGCCTGGGGGTATGGATGGTTATTAGGTGTGTTCTAGATGTGTGGTTTTGTTGTCCGGCTGTTGTGATTGCGCTGGTGTCGAGGTGTTCGCGCAGAGAGGTGTATGCCCCCCCTCAGGGTGCCTCTGTTCCTGAGTCCCGCTCGTTGTCGTGGAGCTTCACGTTGTGTGTGTTGTCGTCGTTGCCGGTTCGTGCCTCCCCCGTTTTCGTGGCCGGCAAGAGTTCCTATGGTGTCGTTGTGGGCGCATGGGGGATCGACCACGTTCCCGTGGGTTCCGTCCCGCCCCGTGCAACTGGGGTACGACCGAGCGGTGCGTGCCGCGTGAGGTTCAGTATATCAGTTGCATTGGGGGCATGGTGCGGCCCAGCTGCGTCCGTGTTCGTCTTCGGTGCTGATGTAGCGGGTTCCGTCACAGGTGTCGCATTGGGTGGGTTGGGTGTCGTAGGGTCGCACTTCTTTTTCTGGTGCAGGGAGGGGGGTGTGATCTTTCCAGCGTTCTTGGTTTAGCCAGGTGTATGGGTGCGGGATGTATCTGGGTTCGGTGTTGTCTTGTCGCCATTGTTTGGTGGCGGTGGTGGCTGCGTCGAGGATTTGGGATGCCATGTTTGTGGCATGTTTGTGCCACCATTGTTCGCATTTTTTGCGGGCGATTTTCCGTGGGTAGATTTGCCAGATGGTGTCGAACGGTGTCTGGTTTATTGGCTCTGGTTCTTTGACTATGGTTACTTCGTCACCAGCGGGAGGGGGTGTACTCACCAGCGGGAGGGGGGTATCGTCACCAGCGGGAGGGGTATAGTCACCAGCGGGAGGGGTGCTGTGGATAACGTACCTGCTTGATAGGTGCCGTTTCGGGTTCTCTGGGTCGCGCCGATGATGGACTGTGACGAACCCTGCTTCAACGAGTTGTTGGACTGCTCGATCAACTGCGCTTGTGCTGATCTTTGCTAGCGCGGCGATCCGTGACCGGCCAGGGTGACAGGTGTTGTCGTCTTTGTCGGCGTGCCGTCGCAGCACCCCGTAGACGCGAACTGCGTTAGAGCTGATGTCCGCGTACAGGACGGACTCGGGGATGATCGCGAAATACTCGGTCGCTGATGCCTGTGACATATTGTTTGCCTTCCGTTATGAATCGCCACCCCACAGCGGCTTGACTAGACCGTACCACAACGTGCTATGATGGTGCCAGCCCGGAGGTGTTTTGTTTGTCCTTCGCCTTCGGGTCAGGCGGTTATTCCTTTCCCGCCGATACCCCACAAGGGTTGAGCGCGCTGGGGGTTACCCACCTCCTGGCCCCCGGCGCAGCTCCCCTGTGTATCATTGAGTCACGATGGCAGGTACAGACAGGTCAGGACGCCGTAACGTCCCACCCGAAGACAAAGCACGCTTCTGGGAAGCCCGCGCAGCCGGCATCTCGATCAAAGAAGCCTGCAAGATCGCCGGCATTCATTACAACACCGGCCAGAAATGGGATGCGAACCGCCGCAAGATCGAAGCTGAGACCCGTGCCGCCGATTTCGCGGTGAAGAAAGCAGGTGCGAACTCGGGTCGGGAACGCCGCGAACTCCGCACAATGATCGATGAGGCCGGCGACCTCCCACCAGTCATCCCTTATGAGCGGTTATCGGAACGAGCCAAGCAAGGATGGGACGATTTCGACTACTTCCGGCGGGTGTACCTCGGTCGAGTCCCGTCACCGTGGCAGGTTGACGCCGCCTACAAGATCGTTGAGTACCTGGAATCGGAAGAAAAAGAGTTTCTGGTGCTGAACTGCCCGCCAGGTGCAGGCAAATCTACGCTTTTTCACGACGTGGCAGTCTGGTCAATCGTAAGAAACCGTGCCATCCGAGTACTCATCGGCTCAATCAGCCAAACATTGGCGAAACAATACTCCCGACGCATCCGCGAAACCTTAGAACGACCCGTCAGGTTCTCCCCCGACCCAGAACAAGTACGCAAAGGACTTGTCATGGAACCAGAGGGCTGTTTGGCGCAGGATTACGGGCGGTTCAAACCGTTAGCGTCCGGTTCGTTGTGGCGCGCCGAAGAATTCGTGGTTGAACAGTACATTCCTGGCGGGTTGGACAACAAAGAACCGACCGTGTCGGCGTACGGCATCGATTCAGAGTTCATCGGTCACCGTGCCGACCTCTGCCTGTTCGATGACGTGGCGTCACCGGAGAACGCGAAGGAATCTGTTGCCCGTGACCGTCTGTTGGAACGCTGGGATTCGATGGCCGAGGCACGTTGCGACCCTGGCGGTGTCGTCGCAGTAGTCGGGCAGCGGCTCGGCCCCGGCGACCTGTACAAACATTGCCTCAACAAAGTCACCTACGAAGACGTAGACGACGACGATGACGGTGAAGACATGACTGTCGAAGAAGCACTCGCCGATCCGGTCATGGTGCCCAAATATCATCATCTGATCTACAAGGCGTACTACGAGGAACTTGACACCGGCAAAAATTCGCGTAAGAAAACCGCTCCACCGTGGCCTGACGGCCCAATGCTCGACCCCGTGCGCCTCCCGTACAAAGACCTGTCGTTCATAAAACACAACCAGCCCCAGAAATTCCGTGTCGTCTACCAACAAGAAGACATTGATCTTGATTACCAGCTCGTAGAACGACCTATGTTGACAGGCGGGATCGCGTCGGACGGCATCCAGTACACCGGCTGCATTGACAGGGAACGCCAACCAGGGTTCCTGCCACGCGGACTGTCAGCACCGTGGGTCAGCATCGTGTCAGTCGACCCGTCACCCGCGAACTTTTGGGGTGTCATCTGGACTGTCATCCAACCCGATCTCGGCCTTTACCATGTGATCGACATTCTCAGGGTCAAACTGACCGCCGAAGAACTGTTGGGCTACACGATGGCAACAGGCACCTACTCCGGTGTCCTAGAAGACCTGATCGAACGCGGCGAAGACCTCGGCTACCCGATCTCCCACATCGTTGTCGAGGTGAACGCGGCACAGCGGTTCCTGCTCGCACACGACTTTGTGCGTCGCTGGCAGGCGTTACGCGGCGTCCAAATCGTTCCGCACACCACAGCCCGCAACAAGATCGACCAGAACCTTGGTTTGGAAGCGTTGATCCCACCTGTTGTCCGTTCCGGTTCCCTACGTCTACCCACCCTGTCAGGGAACTGGAAGACGTTGGCGTTGGTGGACGAACTTGTCACCTGGACACGCGACAAAAAGAAAGGTACTGACCTTGCGATGGCGTTGTGGTTCATGCTGTTGAACGCACCCAAGTTCACGCAGGCGAAACCGCCGCCCCGGTTGTGGCGACCATCATTCCTTTTGGATGGATAATGATTTGCGAAAACTGTGAAACCGTGTTTGATCCGGTGGCGACACGATGGAGATGCCCGTCGTGCGGTCTCAAACATCATTGCTGCGGATAATGCTATCCTAGAGGCGAGAATGTCGGACGTTCGGAGCCTGTATGCGGACTATTGAAGAAATCGTCGCCTTATATAACCATCGGCGTCGTATCCTTGGCCCAGTCCATGACCAGATGCAAGCGGTTCGTGAGCTTGCACGCGGCGACGTAATCGTCCCGCTCAACGAACTGGACGCGAACGCTCGCGCGTCCGTTGCTAACCTTCTCTCGATCGGCCTCGACCAGATGTCGATGCGGGTCGCATCCACCATGCCGACCCCGTACTTCCCGCCGATGAAAGAAGCATCGCAACGATCCAAAGACCTCGCGTCGCTTCGCAAAAAGACAATGATCTCATTCTGGGATCACAACCGGATGAACATGAAGTTGCGTCGCCGCAGCCGACATCTGCTCGGCTACAGCACGTCACCTGTCATCGTGAAACCGTGTTTCCGTACAAACATGCCGAAATGGCATCTCCGCAACCCGCTCGACACCTACCCTGCACCGTCCGACGATCTTGACAATCCGGTGCCGGACGATGTGATCTTCACCTACCGCAAACCGTACCAATGGTTGGTCGCCATGTACGGCCCGATGATTGACGGCAAACTGCGTGTCGGCGACCCCGATCCCGATACCATGTTCACCCTTATCGAATACGTTGACGCGGAACACATGGTGATCGGTGTGCTGGGCGCACCCGACGACCCGATGCTTCCACCCGCGCAACGCGCCGGCATGGAAGTAATGGAGTTGGAACGTGTCAACAACCGGACTGGGATGCCGATGGCGGTCGTTCCGCAACGCATCACGATCGATCAGCCACGCGGACAGTTCGATGACATGCTCGGCATGTTCTACACGCGGGCACGTTTGCAGGCACTCACCGAAATCGCTATCGAACGAGGAATCTTCCCTGACGAGTATCTTGTTGCACGTCCTGGCGAGAACCCCGAACTAATCCAGATCGCGGACGGCAAGACAGGTCAGCTCGGTATCGTCAAGGGCGGCGACCTTCAGATTCAGCAGGTCAACCCCGGTTACAAGACTGAGCAGGCGTTGGACAGGATTGAACGCCAGGAGCGTTTGGAAGGTGCGATCCCTGCCGAGTTCGGCGGCGAGTCAGGCACGAACATTCGTACTGGCCGGCGAGGTGAGAACGTGCTGTCCGCAACGGTTGATTTCCGTGTGCAGGAAGCACAGGAGATTTTGGCGTCGTCGCTGCTCGAGGAAGACAAAGTTGCTATCGCTGTCGATAAAGCGTATTTCGGTAACCAGCAGAAGTCGTTCTTCATTCCTGGTCGCGCCAATGTTGACAAAGCGGATTATACGCCGAACAAACTGTGGGAAACCGATTTCCACCATGTGTCGTACTCCGCTGCCGGTTCCGACGTGAACAACCTCATTATCGGTTTGGGTCAGCGGATGGGCACCGGCATGATGTCGAAAGAGTCGGCACGCGAAGCCGACCCGTTGATTGACGATCCAGAGATGGAACACGACCGGATCACCTCCGAAGGTGTCGAGGCCGCGCTGCTCGCATCAATCCAGCAGCAGGCGTCACAGCCAGACGGCCCATACCAGCCTGCCGATCTTGCATCTCTTGTCCGCAAGGTAATGGTTGAAAACAAATCATTGTTTGACGCTGTCGCAGAGGTTGACCAGGAGGCACGCGAACGTCAAGCCACCGAAGCCGAAGCGATGGCACCGGAAACGATGCCTGGTTTGGCAATGCCCGGTATGGGCGCGGAACAACCGATGGCTGCACCTCCCCCCGGTGCTGGTGGCATCGAAGGTTTGCTTGCACAGTTGGGAGCGTAAATGTCTGACACAGGCTCATACCCGAATCGCAGCGATCTTCGTGATGCCGCTACCCGTCAGGTGCGGTTCACCGGCCAAACCTACGGCGAGGGTGCGTCGCAGGCACGCTCACAGCAGGCTGTCCCACCGGGGGCACCTCCTGCTGTCGTGCAGGGTCAGCAGATGGGTGCACAGGCTCGTCCTCGCCCTGGCGGTAACGGCGCGTTGGGACGCCCAACGGAACGCCCAGACGAACCGATCACCGCTGGCGCAGATTTCGGGCCCGGCCCTAACTCGATGCAGGCTGGTATCCGACCGCGTTTCATCCGTGAAGATGAGGTTCAGCAACGGTTGATCCAGTTGTATCGCAAACACCCAAATGAAGGGCTGCGTCTTCTGTTGCGCCGATACACGGATATGCAGTTCTGATGGGTGTTGAGGACTCGCTGTACGACGACGAGCAGCAGTTACGTCGCGAACTCGTTGAAGAAGAATACGACGTTTTGCGGTATGTCCGCGAAGCGAACGAACAGCAAGCTCAGATCATTGATGACATTGTCGCGTTCGCCCCGAATGCACCAGGAGAACTGATTTATCCGTTGGCGATGGAGGTGCAGCAGGGCACCATGTCGTTGGAGGACGCAAGCCAGATGGCTGTGGACAGCGTCCAGTTCATGGGGCAAACCGCGATCGAACGTCAACCAGAACCTAAGAACTGGTGGGACAAGATCACCGAAACAGGTTTTGAAGCGTTGAAGACCGGCACCAAGTGGGGTCTTGCCGGTTTAGAGTTTGTGCCTCAGACGTTGACGAACTTGGCGTCTCGCCAATATCAAGGGTTGCAAGCGGGTGTGAGCCAGATCCCCGGCCAAGATGGTTTCGGGTATGGCGACTACGAAGCACCAACTAAAGGTGTGTTCGATGGTTTGTTCGCTTCAACCGATCTGGGTGCGTTGTTGTCTGGCGCAGAGTCCGGCAACGGATATTTCATCGGTGAAGCAGCGAAAGAGTTCCAAGAGGAAAACGCCCGCGCATACCGTGGCACGATCAACGGTGAAGCATGGACGTTAGGGCGCGGGTTCGCAAACAACTTCTTCAACCCAGATTCGCAGGCGTACAACATCACATCTGGGCTACTTGATGCTGCCGCTGCTATCGCTGTCCCGTCAATCCCCGGTTCTAAAGCGGTAACGAAAACTGCTCGCGGTGTTGGCCGTACGGTCGGCAAAGCTGATGAGGCTGCTGCCGCGACGGAACGTGTGTTGCGTGCCGGTCGTGGCATAGTCGCAATTCCGGGTTCTCGACGTGCCCGTCTAGCTGGCGTCACTTATTCCAGCCGTCCGCACATTGATCGTTCTTCTGTTGGCCGTTGGTTGACTTCACGCCAAGGCGAGGCTGTCAAAGAACGCCTCGTCAACGTCAACAGCATCGAAGAAGCCAAAGACATGTTCCGCAACGCAGACGCCGACTTCTGGCTGCGTGTTGTCGAAGCCGACACCGTTGACAAAGTTGACGACTTGCTGAAAGACCGCCTCGGCCTAGAAGGTCTAGCACGCACCGACGACATCCGTATTGGACGTATGGCCGACCGCAGCCGCGCACGCCTCGGCATCCAAGACTCTCGCAGCATCGCCGGCAAAATCTTGCCTTCCCGAATCAAACAGGGCTACCAGTCGTGGTGGGCACGAAACTTTGCACCTGTCGCAGGCCGCGAAATGGTTGTCGTTTCGGACGACATCCGTGACCTAACACAAACCATCGAGAACGCCAGCAACTATCTCCGCACGTTGCGTGTCGGCACCGCAGAACGCGACCAGATCCTTCGCACAATGACCCGCGCTTTGCTGTCACGCGGCGTTGACGGCAACATCCAAGACGCAATGAAAGCGTTAGACGACGCTGTGATCCGCGAACTCAGTTTGAAACGAGTTGGTCGTCGGGCACGCAAACGTATTCAAGACGGCACAGCGACAGCAGAGGACACGGCTGCTCTGGCAGCGCAACAAAAGTTCCATCGTGACGTGTTCGGCAAGTTTCGTAGCGATGTCGGCGAATACGACCTGTTCGGCACCATTGACGAATCCGGCAACACCGCTGTCATCAAAGGTTTGAACTTCACCGAAGACGGCGCAGTCATTATCGACGCTAAAGGCGATCTGATATCTGCAACAGCACACCTCCCGTCAGAGATGCGTAAATTCGCTGGTTACATGCCTGACGCCCGTGCTGTCCGTCGCGCCAGCGCACGCTACGAATTTCTTTGGCAACGACGCATGAAAGACCCTGAGAAGTGGGGCGACCCGTACTTGTTGACAGCGTTGATGGACAAAATCCAGCAAGACATTTGGCGTCCCGCAACGCTGATGACCGGCGGGTACATGTTCCGCAACATGATCGAGTCCGTCATCCGGTCAATGGCAACACCTGGTATCAAGTCCGGCCCGTTGCACCCGCTGCAATGGATGCGTGCCGTGTCCGGTCGCACATTCGCTGGTGATGTCAACGGTGCAGGATTCGCAGAAAACGCTGCTTTCGCAGGACGCCGAACCAACCTCGACTTCATCGAAGCGACAAACGCGAAACCCCGTGAAGCCGTTGACATTGCCGACGTTGAAAAAGCAGGGTTCCGCAGCGGCCATTACCGTCTGATCGCCCGCCCACGCGAAGCAGCACAAAACATGGATTATGTGCGTGGTGTCGCTAACGAACTTCGGTTGATGGCGAACACCCCGCTTGGACGCATCGCAGCAGACATCATGGAAATGGGTGGCAGCCGCGAAGAAGCCGTTGACGCGATGCGCCGCTGGCTGACCGGAGACGCCGCCACCGACTCCGATTTCGTGTTTCGTTACGGCACCCGCCCCGGTCAAGGCAAAGAAGAACTGAAACGCATCAACTCGCTGTGGCAAAACAAACGCATACGTCGCCAAGACACAGACGAAGTGGTACGAGGCAGCATCAACTTTGTAGATGAAGCAGGCAACGTCGATCTGGAAAACCTGTCGGTGTACCTCAACGACGTGATCGTCACCCGTCTGGAGCAGGTGACTGGCGGCAACAACGCGCTCATGTCGATGATCGCTAATTCGGTTCGTAATGGAACATTCTTGGATGAGGCCGGCGAAGTCAAGCCAGGGTTCTTGGACAGCACCGGCATCGGCGCGCTAGATGTGGACTCGTTCGACTATTCCGACGAAATGCTTGCCGAGATCGGCCGGCTCGTCAACGACCCCGACGCTGTCCTACCAAATCTGGTCAAAGCACCTGTCCCTGTTGACCAAGTGCGATTCGGGAAAACCGGAACAGTTGTTGGAGATGCATGGCGCAAAACGATTGACCATTTTTTTGGAAACGTGTTCGGCAAGAAAGAAGCGTTCCTCAACCGTTCCCCTGTGTTCCGCAAGTATTACTACCTGCGTATCAACGATCTGATCGGCGATAAGGGCGCGTGGGGCATCAAACAGGGCACCGCACGCGACATCATCGCCAATGTCCGTCAAGGAACTGTTGATCTTGCAGAACGCCGTGTCTACGCGTTGAAAGCAGCGAAGAAAAACAAGGAAGGTAAGCGTTTCTGGAACGGTGTCGAAATTGACGATGCCGAGTACAAACGCCTAGTTGACGAAGCCAACGATGAGCTTGCCAAAGCGGAAAAAATCTTTGACGATGAATATGCCGCAAGGTACGTCGGGTCGCGTGAACTGTGGGAAAAAATCAAAGCCCGTGCCGAAGACAACACCATTTTTGACGACGCCCTCGACAACGACCAACTTGACATCGCAGCAAAAGCGTTCGCCCTAGAAGAAACCAAGAGTGTGTTCTTCAATGCTGCCGACAAAAACAACTTCGCGGACATCCTCCGCATCGCCGTACCGTTCGGCCCCGCATGGGCTGAAATGACAAAGTTGTACTACAAGCAGGTTCTGTTGAAACCGAACCGCATCAAGAACATGGGTGTGTCAGCTCAAGGGTTCCGCGACATGGATCCCGACGGTGACGGCAAAGGTTTCGTGTACCCAGATCCTGTGACCGGCGAACTTGTGTTCAACTATCCGTTCTCCGATTGGATGATCCCGTTTGTCGGCGCAGGTGCCGGCGCGGTTCTCGGCGAAACATTCTTGGGTCGTGCCAGCCCGGTACGAGGCGCGTTGGCTGGCGCAGCGATAGTCGGCGGTGCCGGTTTGCTGGCACGCGAACGCATCTCCGAGAACCTTGGTGATATCAAACCGGAACTTGTTGCTCCTGTCCGGTCGCTGTCAATGTCGTTCAACGTGCTGCCAGGGTTCGGGCCTGCTGTGCAGATCCCCGCCAAAGAATGGTTGGGCAACAAACCTCAATACGACCAGTTGATGGAACTTGTTTCGCCGTTCGGTACGGAAGACCTCGGCATCGGCACCATCGCCCCTGCCTGGTTGGAGAAAGTGTACGAAGCGTTCTCAGCTGACCCTGACAACGACCGTTTGTACCTCGACCTGAAAATGGACGCATACCGCGCCTTGTTCACGTCCGGTGATTACGACAACACCAACGAAGAAGACATGGCACGCCTCGACGCTGACGCCGACTCAGTCGCTGCGTACCTGCTCGCATACCGTGGTTTCGCCCAATACCTTGGCCCTGTGCGAGGCAGCATCCAGTTCAACATCCCCACCGAATTCGATGGAACGATCACCGTTGAAGATAAGCAGTACGACATCGAGGGTGATTACATCCCGAACGCGCTGCTTTCTGCGACGTTCCGCGCCATGCAGGAATCCGACTACGAAAACGCGGTAGTTGACTTCCTGCGGACGTTCGGCCCTGACATGATGATGTACACCGTCGGTAAAACCCGCACTAAAACCCAAGGTCTTGATGCTTCTGCACAGTTCGGCGACTGGGAACGACGCAACGGTGACATCATGCGGGCGCACAAAGACGTGTACGGGTACTTCGCTCCAATCGGCACCGAGTTCGACCTGCAAACGTATCTGCGCCAAATCGAGAGCGGGACACGCGAGAAGATCACCGACCCAGCAGAAATCCGGCAAGATGCAGAAGCAGTCGTCGGCAAAGCCCTTTACATGGACGCCGTCCGCAACCTGCCCCAAAACCTGTCCGATGCAGCAGAAATCGAACTCGGCTTGTACCGCGACATGCTGGAACGCAACCTTCCTGGTTTCGAGTTCGCCCCGATCAACATTCGGGAACGCGCACAAATCCTTGACCAAGTCATCAACGCAGCCCGAAGCCCTCTGCTTGACGGCAACGAAGTCGCAGAACCCGCCCGCCTATACATCAACTACCGTGAACAAGTCCTCGCGGAAGCAATTCTGCGTAATAATGGTGTAGAGACACAAGGCTTGCTCGGACGTAAAGCAAATGCAGACCTCCGACAAGTTCTTAGACAATACGGCGATCAACTCGCCGGGAAATACCCAGAGTTCCAGCGCGTCTATACGCGAGTGTTCTACGACGAAGTGGATGTACTGCAATGAGTAACGACGACACCAACATCCCAGTAATCCAAACCGACGGCGAGCAGCCAGAAGAAGACATTCTTGCGCCGCCGTCAGTCCCGTCCGCGTACATCCAAGAAGATCCGTACAACCCCGATCCGCGTCCCGCATACGTCAACGGTGTGTACAACGCGTCGTACTCCGGCCCAGGCATTGTTGACCGCAACGGCCAACTTGTGATCGGCCCCGGCAACCAGCCGTACTACTACAACTTGAACAACGACCCGACGAAGACGTTTTTCGGAATGAGTGAGCAGCAACGCGCCACCATCCAAGACCGTATGGATGCACGCGGCATTTCGGTCAACACCCCCACCCAATACATCAACGCTCTCGGGTTCCTCATGGAACTCGGCAACAACATCGGTCGTGACTGGGAAACCGCGTTGACGAAACTGGAATCGATGACGCCGTTGCAGGAAGAAAAGGTGTACGCGCCCCGTTATCGGGTTACGTCACCGGACGATATCCGTGCGGTCGCGGACGAATCAGCTCGGCGTGTGCTGGGACGCAAATTCACCGCCGACGAACTCAACCAGTTTGTCCAGTCGTATCAGCAGCAAGAAGTCGCATACCAGCAGGCGATGGAAGGTTCTGGTGTGGTCACTTCCGCACCGAGTGTTGGCACGGCAGCGCAGACGTTCGCGGAACGTGTCGATCCGTCACAGGCGAACGCTTACCGTTTCCTTGGTTTCTTTGACCAGTTGGCCGGCAGTCTTAGGAGCAGAATCTGATGACCGACATTGAATACCTTCGCCAGATAGCCAATCTTCTAAACGAAGACGCTGCCGCATACCTGCTGAACCCGCAAAATTTCGACAGAAACGATCTGCCGTTTACAAACGCTGTCCGCGACGCTCTCGACGCTGTCCGCAACAATCTTGGTGGCGCAGACCGTCAACGGCTAGGGCAACTTCGTTATGTCGTCAAAAACCCCAACGATTACGGCGACGATCTCCGGGCTATCTATGGCATCCAAGGCGACGCCAAACAGAATCCTGAGCCGTCGCAACCCGAAGTTGCTGGGTTGCCAACCTACGCGCAGTATTCTCCGAACAATGCAGTCGGCACCGGAGCAGTTGGTGGCGGCCCAAGTTCCACCAATGACATCCCGCCGCGCCCCGGCAATAACTACCCAGACATTCTTCCACCGGCTGACGGCTCCGCTATGCCAGTCGTCAGCCCCGCGATCGGCGCAACACTCAGCCTGTTCAACCAGCAATTCCAACGGTTTTACCGGACTGGCGGCGGTGGCCTCAATGAAGCCGACCGCAAAATCATCATGGACGCGCTCCGTGACCCGAACTCGCCAGATTTCACAGCGTTAGCAAAGTTTTCCGCAACCACCACAGACCCGAGCAGGTTCGCAGCTCGCGCAGAACAAATCATCCAGCAACAAGGTTTGCTACCAGCAGAAGATTTCGGTCTTGACGAAGTCCGCGAATATACCGAGTTCGCAGAAGACATTTCTGTTTTCGAGGATTACAACTACAACCGGCGGTTGCGTCCTTACTACGACCCTGTCCAATCAACGATCATTTACATCTCAAAGGCTGAAGCGGAACGTCGCGGCCTCGCAGATGTGGAACTTGACGAAGACAAAGTTGACCAGTACGTCAAAAACTGGAGTGTGGTTCCACAGCAGATCACGCCCGCACCGAAACCCGGCCAATATGCGGGTGCTGCCGGCGTAACAGGTGTTCCAGGTGCGACGGGCACGCGACCCAGTACCGATCCCGATTACAGCGCATACGCAGGTGCAGCAGGAGTAGCCGGTGCAGCAGCAGCCCCTGCTGGAGCGACTTCTCCGTTCTTCATGGCCGCTGGTGTCGCTGGAATCCCTGGTAACACGAACCTTCGGTACACCGCACCGCAGCAACCCCAGCAGGCTACACAAGCAGAACCCACAGCCATTCCTGTCGGCCTCAACGCCGTGTTCGCCTTGTTGCGCGAAGGCATAACCGGCATCGTTGACGAAGAAGCCGTAATGGAATACTACGGCGACAATCCTCCAGACGACCCAACGGTGCAGACAGACGGGTCTGTGACAGGTGGCGGTGTCACCGGAGGTTCCGTGTCGGGTGGTTTGGGCAGCGGGGTGCAGGCACCAACCGCGCTCGACCAGGCAATCCCCGAAGATTGGCGAGACGCAGCACGCGAGGCATACCCCGGCTACTACGCCATTGTCCGCAACATCCCCGAAATCGCCGAACTACTAGAAGACGCGATCGCTGAAGGATTCACCGAACAAGAATTCCAAGCACGGCTAGAACAAACAAACTGGTGGAAACAAACCACCGCATCAGCCCGCGAATGGGACATCAACGGTGAACGTGACCCCGCGTCACAACAAACCCAGATTGACAACCGTGTCGCCCTCATCCGACAAGTCGCCCTCGACTCGTTCGGGGTACGGCTCGGCGCAGACTCCCTCAACGAACTCGCCAACGACAGCCTCCGACTCGGATGGACACAACAGTTCCTACTCAACGCCATCGGCGACGTAGCAACGCAATCCACCGCAGGCGTATCCCAGCTCCGCGCCGGTTACATCGGGCAACAACTACGTCAAACCGCGAACGACTACGGCATCGCCATATCTGACAACACGTTCAACAAATTCGTCAACCAGATCGCTGTCGGCCAAGAAACACAAGATACGTTCCAACAGTACGCACTCACCCAAGCGAAAAACCTGTTCCCGTCTGTGTCTGATCGTCTCGACGCCGGCGAAACCTTCCAACAGATCGTTGACCCGTACCGTGAACAGGCGGCACGACTGCTGGAAATCGACCCTGACGAAATCGATTTCACCCAGTCCGAGTACGTCAAAGCGTTGACCTACCAGGATGAACGCGGCGAGCAACGCCCGATGTCGTTCACAGAGTTCGGTGATTACATTCGGCAAACACGTTCGTTTGGTTACGAGTACACCGATCAAGCACGAAACAAGGCGTACCAGGTTGCTAACGATCTGGCGAACTTGTTCGGGAAGGCGTAACAATGAGCATGACAGAAACTCAACAGTCCGCGTACGACGTAATCAACGATCTGCTCCGCATGTACGGGCTGGAAGAACTCACGACGTTTGTTGGGAACATCATCACTCAAAGGGATGTGGTTGACACGAACGTGTTGCTTGGCGAGATCCGTCAACAGCCCGAATACGAGCAACGGTTCTATGCGAACAAACTCCGACGTGACGCAGGACTCAACGTGTTGTCGGAACCTCAATACCTTCAACTAGAAAACGACTACCGGCAGTACATGCGTGCGTCCGGTCTTCCGGCAGGTTTCTACGACAGTTACGAAGATTTCCAAAATCTGATCGCTGGCGACGTATCACGCGCAGAACTCGCTGAACGAGTCAACCAAGGCTACGAAGCTGTACGTTTCGCCGATCCGACCGTCATCGCCCAAATGCAAGAACTGTACGGGGTCAGCGAAGGCGACCTCGCCGCATACTTCCTCGACCCAGAGAAGGCCACCCCTGTTCTGCTGCAACGCGCACAAGCCGCTCAGACAGCCGCAGGAGCCGCACAGGCCGGTATGCAACTCACAACCGAAGAAGCCGAACGCCTCGCCCAAGAAGGCATCACAGAGCAGCAGGCACGCGCAGGAGCAGCAGCAATCACCCAAGCCGAAGAACTGTTCCAACCCACCACAGGCGAACAAGACGGCGCGTTCACCCGCGAAGAACAATTAGGTGCCGTGTTCGGAACAGATCCGGCAGCAGCACAACGTCTCCGTCAACGCCAACGACGCCGGCAAGCAGAGTTCGAAGGTGGCGGCGGGTTCGCCCAAGGTGCCGGTGGACAAGTCACAGGGTTGCAATAACACACAACATCTTGTGCTACAATTTCTGACGATGCCAAGATATGGCAGGAACCCCGCACAGCGGGAGAAATATGCAGCACCGTCATCTGCCTCCGGGTGACGGTTGGGCGAAGGAGTGTACATATGGACAGCGACATCGACCGCGATGACGAGCAAGAAGGCCGCAATCCGCTACGCGACCGGATGAAGCAGCTAGAAGCCGAAAACGCTGAACTGAAAGCGCGAGCCGACGAGGCATCCGCAGCAGCCCGCGAACTGGCGTTCGTGAAGGCCGGAGTAGATCCGAACCTTCCGATCTCCAAGTACTTTATGAAGGGCTACGACGGCGACCTCACCGCAGACGCGATCAGAGAAGCAGCGATCGAAGCGCAAATCGTGAAAGACGCACAGGCCGAGCAGGTCAAGTCTGAAGCCCAAACGTGGGATCGTTCCACGCAGATGGCAGCAGACTCGTCAAGCGAAGCCCCAGTCGATTTCGTGACGCGCATCAGCCAAGCCAAAACACCGGCAGAGGTTGACCAGTTGCTGGCCGAAGCAAAAGCCCAAGCACTCTAGCCCCCTAACCGGGGCTACCATCCCGGAAGGACTCCATCATGGCCTATACTCAGGCTTCATCCCTCTCCGTCGACCAGGCGGCATTTGATCGTATCGCGTTCTTCGCGCTGCGTTCAGAGCTGTTGTTCGACGCTGTCGCCGACGTGCAGCCGACCAACCAGTCGATGCCCGGTTCCACGGTGACTTTCACCATTTTCAACGACCTCGCAGCCGCAACTACGGCTCTGACCGAGACGAGCGATGTGACCGCCGTCGCCATGAGCGACAGCCAGGTCAGCGTGACCCTCGCTGAGTACGGCAACGCGGTGCTGACCACCGCCAAGCTGCGTGGCACCTCGTTCCTCGATGTCGATACCGTTGCCGCCAACGTCGTTGGTTACAACGCTGGTATCTCGATTGACAGCGTGGTTCGTAGTGTTCTTGAAGCAGGCAGCAACGTCAACTACGCGACGGGCGGCGCAACCGACCCGACTTCGCGTGCGACCATCGCCGCTGAAGACATCATTGCAGCTGACGACCTCCGTAAGGTGACCGCACAACTTCGTGGCGACAACGTCCCGACGTTCAACGGTTTGTACATGGGTTACATCCACCCGGATGTGTCCTATGACCTGCGTTCGGAGACTGGTGCTGCCGCATGGCGCGACCCGCATGTGTACGTTGACACCGACATGATTTACAACGGTGAGATCGGCGCGTTTGAGGGTATCCGTTTCATTGAGACGCCTCGCGCCCCGCTGTTCGTTGATGGCGGTGCATCCAACGTGGACGCATACGGCACCCTGGTCATGGGCCGTCAGGCTCTCGCCAAGGCCCACTCGATCACCGATGGCAACGGCCCGAACCCTTCGATCGTGCGCGGCCCCGTCGTTGACACGTTGGAGCGTTTCCAGCCGATCGGTTGGTACTGGCTCGGTGGCTACGGCCGGTTCCGCGAGGCTTCGCTTCGCCGGATTGAGTCGTCGTCCTCGATCGGTGCGAACGCCTGATCCGAGTTCCCTCAGGCATCAGCCCCCTGCTTCGGCGGGGGGCTTTTGCCGTTGTGGGGGTCGGTTTGGTGCTACAATGACGGGTGCGGTCTAGACCACCTGGAGTGATTTGATGAGCATTTCAAACTATTTGGAAAACAAGTTGCTGGATGCCACATCTGGCACGTCGTATGCGTCTGCTGGCACTTATTTGCAGTTGCATACTGGTGATCCTGGTGAGGATGGTACGGCTAACGCTGCGACGGAGACGGCGCGGAAGGCTGTGTCGTTTTCTGCTGCGTCTGGCGGGTCGATGGCGTCGTCTGGGACTGTTGAGTGGACGAGTGTTGCTGCGACTGAGACGTATACGCATTGGTCGTTGTGGGATGCGTTGTCTTCTGGTAATGCGTTGTGGTCGGGGGCGTTGGCGTCGTCGGCTGCGGTGGTTGCGGGGGACACGTTCCAGATCACTTCGTTGACTTTGACTCTGGACTGATGGCGACTAATTTCCCTTCTTCGTTGGATTCGTTTACGAATCCGTCTGCTTCTGATGCGTTGGATTCTGTGTCGGTGCCTCATGCGGATCAGCACGCGAATTTGAATGATGCGATGGAAGCGGTGCAGGCGAAGTTGGGTGTGGGTGCGGGCACTATCGGTGACACCTCGACGACATACACGCCGACTTGGACAAGTAGTGGAACCGCTCCGACGTTAGGAAACTCAACGCTTAGTGGCCGCTACATCAAAATGAACAAACTTGTATGGGTGCAAATTTTGTTCATACGCGGGTCGACCGCCACCAACGGAACAGGCATCTATTATTGGTCGCTGCCATCAGGTATTACAGCACGGGCAGGTCTTTACGGTTTCATGTCCCAAGGAGTCGCTCGTTTGTACGACGCAAGTCCTGCCACCGTATACATAGGCCAAGCCTCGTTTTATGGCGGCGCGACCGATAAAATTATGGCTTACACATCAAGCAATGCCGTCGGTGCGACAAGCCCATTTACATTCGCTACTAATGATGAAGTCGTTATGACCTTCACCTACGAGGCGGCATGACATGGTTACCGTGACCTGTACAGACGACGACTGCCCGAACGGTGGCATTGACTACAACGTGCTTGGCACGCACGATTTCGTGGAGTGTGGTGGTTGTGGTGTCCATCTGGAACCGTACGATCTGCGTGATGACCCGCCGATGCCTGACATGGGGGTGAGCTGATGGCTACTAATTTTCCTGGTTCGTTGGATGCGTTCACGAATCCTACGTCGGGGGACACGTTGGATAATCCTCCGCATGACCAGCAGCACGCCGATATCAATGATGCTGTGGAGGCGATTGAGACGGCCCTGTTAGATGGTGCGCCTCTGCATATTGACGACGCGAACGAGCGGGTCGGCATCGGCACAGCGACACCTGCCCACCCTCTGCATGTAACTGGTTCGGATAACCGACCAATCCGTGCTGAATCATCGGTGTCTGGTTCATACATTGACATTCAGGACTCAGCAACCACAGGCGAGGGTTATGTGGCTATCGGTGCTGTTGGCAACGAGGCGCGAATCATTGCTGGTGGCAGTACTAGAGTGACGGTTGACTCGTCTGGCAATGTCGGTATCAATGACACTACGCCGTCGTACACGTTGGATGTCAACGGTGACATCAACGCCACCGGCGACCTACGCATCGGCGGTGCTGCAATCGGGACATACACCGACTATTCCTCGTCGGTCACGTTTGGAGGTTTCACCAAAGGAACGTCAACTGTCGTCGCAAAATATGCCCGAGTCGGAAAGTTCGTGCATTATTGGGGTTATGTCATTACACATAGTGGTTTCTCTATGACAGGGCCGCTAGATGTGTCGCTGCCAATCGCCGCAACTGGAGGAATTCTCACAACCAACTCTCCGTGTTCGTTTTACGACGGCTCAACCATCACTTGGGGAACCGCGATCAATCTGGGTGGGAGCACGATGAGGCTCGTTACTCATGCAGCGGGTGGCACATATGCGTTCAACGCTGATGTTGCCTCCAATGTTCCCTTCACATGGGCGACCGGCGACGCTTTCTACTGGAACCATTACTACGAGGCAGCATGATGAGACTAAACATCACCCCGTATCTCACCGCTGATGGCGCGCCCGTAGAGCATTGGATTTCACAGATGCGTCTGCACCGTGATCGTTTGTTGGCGCAGTCGGATTGGACACAGGCTCATGACGACCCGACGGGTAGGCGTGACGAGTGGGCAACCTATCGGCAGGCTCTCCGTGATTTCCCTGCGACATGGACTCCCGGCCCTGAAGCAAACTTTCCTGAGCCTCCGGGGGGTGTGTGATGGCTACGAATTTTCCTACCAGTCTGGATAGTTTGACGAATCCGGCTGCTGGTGACAGTTTGTCGTCGCCGTCGCATAGCGCGCAGCACGCGAATGTGAATGATGCTGTGGAAGCCCTTCAGGCGAAGGTAGGTGTGGATGGTTCCGCTGTCACGTCGTCGTTAGATTACAAGGTTGCCAACCAGGGTTTGACGTTGGTGAAGGCGCAGACGATTGGTAGCGGTGTGTCATCGGTGACCGTCACGGATGCGTTCTCATCGACGTTTGATAACTACCGCATCGTGTTCGACATTGACAGCGGTAGCACATCGTCCGGGTTGCAGTTTCTTTTAGGGTCTGCAACAACCGGTTACTATTGGTTCGAACTGCAAATAACGACGGGTGGAACTATTGGCGGTACTGGTGGGAGTAATGACTCGTCTGCGAAGATAGGCACGGTGCGATCTTATGGCGGCGGCGGCGTTATGGAAGTTTTACAGCCCAACAAGGCACTTCGGACAAGTTTTGCGTGTATTGGCACAGACAAATCTGGTGACCCATTTCGTGACAGCCGTGGCTACAAGGCCGATACGACGGCGTACACATCGTTCACCATCCAGCCCAACGTGGGAACTATGACGGGTGGGAAGATCAGAGTTTATGGGTACAACGATGGCTGAGTATTGGACACGCGACGAACTAGTAGCCCTGTACCCTGACGGCACCGTGTCGGTGCAGGTCGATGACGACGTACGTCCGATGACGACCGACGAATGGTCAGCATGGATCGACGGCCAAGTCGGCATGGAGAAAACCGTGGACGGTGAGGGAGCCATCTAATGGCACGCCTCTACGAATCCTCCACCGACTACGAAGAACACATCACCTACGCCGGTGCGACCATCGCCGACGACTACGACAACCCCGACTACCTATACGACCGGGAACAACTCGCATACGACGGCGGCACCACCGACATCCAAGGCGGCTACTCGTCCACCGCAATCACCTACGCCAGCGCAGTCAACGGATACAACGGTTCCAAAACTGTCACCTCGACAGCAACAGGCACAGGCACAGGTGCAGGAACCGGCACCGAAGTAGTTGTCAAACTCCGCACCGCCACAGGAACCGGAACAGGCACCTCAACAAACGTACGAGTCATCGTCAGGTTCCGCACCGCCACAGGCACAGGAACAGGCACCAGCCTCAACGCGATCCTGCACGAACATTTACGCACCGGCACAGGTGCAGGATCAGCAACTACCGGCGACCAAGCAACCGGCCTCCACATTCATCCACGCACCGGCACAGGATCTGGCACCGGCACAGCGGCGACCACATCACGCCGCCTCTACCGACGCCTCGCCACCGGCACCGGCACAGGAACCAGCAACGTCGAATACGTCCGTCTCTACCTGTTCCGCACACCCACCGACAACCAGGTGGATTTCACCGGCAGCGACTACTACCACGGCAACATGATCCCCGCCAACCGGCTGATCTGGCAGCTGTACCGGCATTACACCCCCGGCCCACGCGGACGTAACGTGTGGAAACTTACTGACGGCACCTACACCGAGAACCAGCCACCAGACGATACCGATATCGATATCATCTACCTCGGCGGTCACGACCATCATGTTGACGAGACAGAACGCGCAGCGTTGATCGCAGCAGGCTACGGCGACTACGTCAACTAAACTGTTCCACATGAAACATCGTGAAACCCACCCTGGTCTTGACGTTGACGGCTGTTTCGGTTGCAGGATCGCAGGGGTCGCGTTCTCCGCGTCCTCGATGCCGTCCCGTAAGATCGCCAGTAACGACATTGATGCGACGGAGCGTCGCTGGTCGAAAGACATGGACGCATACAAACGGTTGAAACAGGACGGTTTACAGCCCGCAAAGATTGACGGTGCTGCCGAGATCGAGAAGAAGGCCGATCATCCGTCACAGGTCGTTACAGGCATCTTGTAGTACAATAGGCGCATGGCTGTGTACCGTGGCAAGCAGGTTGAGTTGAACTCGCCTCGCCGTATCCGCAAGGGTGAACCGGGCTACGGCCGTAAGAAATCT